GCATATGGGGTCATTTGGATGTGACTCTTATGATATATCTGCTGTAGTTGACGGTAGGGGGTCAAATGGCTCGTTACACGGACTAACTAAATTCCATATGGATGAAGGTCCTGTTAATGAATTTTTTTTAGAATATACGGCTCGTCCACAAACTGCTGAGATATTTTTTGAGGAAGTTCTTATGGCGTGTGTATTTTTTGGAATGCCTATACTAATAGAGAATAACAAACCAAGGCTATTATACCATTTTAAAAATAGAGGGTACAGAGGGTTCTGTTTAAATAGACCTGATAAGCAATATGCAAAGTTGTCAAAAACAGAAAGAGAACTTGGAGGCATACCAAATACTTCAGAAGATGTTAAACAGGCTCACGCAGCAGCTATTGAATCTTATATTGAAAAGTATATAGGATTAGATTTAGAAGCTAAATATAGAGACCCTGAAGAAATGGGAACAATGCCTTTTATACGAACATTAGAAGATTGGGCAAAGTTTGACATTAACGACAGAACAAAATATGATGCATCTATTAGTTCGGGGTTAGCTATTATGGCTAATCAAAAACATTTATATATGCCTGAAAAAAAAGAATCAAAAATTAGTATTAACTTCGCAAGATATAAACAGGATGGTAACTTAAGCCAATTAATCCGATGAAAAACATATTAATAGACATAACATCTTCGGTTTTCCCAACTCAAATGGCATCTGATGCTGAAAAGAAAAGCGATGCATATGGATTACAAGTTGGTCAAGCAATACAGTATGAGTGGTTTAAAAAAGATGGTAATACTTGTAGATTTTATGGTCAATGGAGAGAGTTCCATAGACTAAGATTATATGCGAGAGGCGAGCAGTCTATTGCAAAATATAAAAATGAATTAGCTATTGATGGAGATATTTCTTATCTAAATCTTGATTGGACTCCTGTACCTATTCTACCAAAGTTTGTAGATATAGTAGTAAATGGGATGTCTGAAAGACTATTCAAAGTAAAGGCATATGCACAAGATGCTATGTCTCAAGAACATCGTAATCAATATCAAGAGCAGTTAGAAGGTCAGGTCGCAGCAAAGGAAGTGTTGGATATTATTCAACAATCAACAGGAGCAAATCCATTTATGATGGACCCTGAAAAACTTCCTACAAATGATGATGAAATGAAACTTCATATGCAGCTTAATTATAAGCCTGCAATTGAAATAGCAGAAGAGGAAGCTATTAATACCATATTTGATAATAACAAATATGATGACATTAGAAAAAGACTTGATTATGATGCGACTGTAGTTGGTCTTGCTGTTGCAAAGCACGAATTTCTTCCCGGAGCAGGTATTAAGATTTCATATGTAGACCCTGCTAATGTAGTGTATAGTTATACTGAAGACCCTAAATTTAAAGATTGTTTTTATTGGGGAGAGATTAAGACAGTACCTTTAACTGAGTTGTATAAAATAGACCAATCTTTAACAAAAGAAGATTTGGGTCAAATATCTCAATTTAGCAATGCTTGGTACGATTATTTTAATGTAGCACAGTTCTATCAGAATGATATGTTCTTCCGTGATACTTGTACTTTACTGTATTTCAATTACAAAACTTCCAAGAATATTGTATATAAAAAGAAAACCCTTGACGGTGGCGGTATAAGAATTATCCAAAAGGACGATTCATTTAATCCTCCTAAAGAAATGATGGAGGAAGGGAGTTTTGAAAAAATAGAAAAGACCATTGACGTATGGTACGAAGGTATTATGGTTATGGGTACTAATATTTTACTTAAGTGGGAATTGGCTGAAAATATGGTTAGACCTAAGTCAGCTTCTCAGCACGCCATACCTAATTATGTAGCTTGTGCTCCTCGTATGTACAAGGGGGTTATTGAATCGTTAGTTCGTAGAATGATTCCTTTTGCAGACTTAATTCAAATTACTCACTTAAAAATGCAACAAGTAATTAATAGAGTTGTACCTGATGGTGTATTTATTGATGCTGATGGATTAAGTGAAATTGACTTAGGAACAGGAAATGCTTACAACCCTGAAGATGCTTTAAGACTTTACTTCCAAACAGGTTCTGTTATTGGAAGAAGTTTTACAGGAGATGGAGATTTTAATAATGCAAAAATACCTATTACTCAACTTACATCTAATTCGGGAGTAAGTAAAACTCAGATGCTTCTTGCTAATTACAATCACTACTTGGATATGATAAGGTCTGTTACCGGTCTAAACGAGGCAAGAGATGGCTCAACACCTGACCCTAATTCTTTAGTTGGATTACAGAAATTAGCTGCTTTAAATTCAAATACAGCTACTCGTCATATTCTTGAGTCAGGATTGTACATATATAAAACAATAGCAGAAGGTCTTACGTATAGAATTTCAGATATTTTAGAATATGCTGAGTTTAAAGATGAATTTATAAATCAAATTGGAAAATACAATGTCAATTTACTTTCTGAGATAAGCGACTTGTATATCTATGATTTTGGTATTTTCATTGAAGTAGCACCGGATGAAGAACAGAAAAGTCAACTTGAACAAAACATTCAAATGGCTTTATCTAAGGGAGATATTAATCTTGAAGATGCTATTGATATTAGGGAACTTAGAAATCTTAAACTTGCCAATCAATTGCTTAAACTTAAACGAGTTAAAAAGCAAGAAAGAGAAGAGAAGATGGGTATGCAGAAGCAAGCTATGATTGCACAGCAAAACCAACAATCACAACAAATGGCAGCACAGGTTGCTATGCAAAAAATTCAAGGAGAATTGCAGGGTAAAATGCAACTTAAACAAGCAGAGTCTCAATTTGATTTACAGGTAATGGAGAAAGAGGCAGAATTAAAATTAATGCTAATGGATAAAGAGTTCCAATTTAATATGCAATTAGCACAAATAAATGCAGGGTCTCTTACAGAACGTGATAAAATGAAGGAAGATTCAAAATCAAAAAGAATTAGCCAACAAAATACCGAACATTCTAAGATAGTTAATCAAAAGAAAAACAACTTACCTCCATTGGATTTTGAATCTAATGAAGATAGCTTAGACGGGTTCGATTTAGCAGAGTTTGAGCCTCGTTAAATTATATCAGAATTTTTGTTTAAATTTGTAACAAATTAAATTAAATAAAATAAAATGGAAAACATAAAAGTTAGACTCTTAGACGGAGCAGATGAAAAAGGAGTGGCACAAGTAGAACAAGAATTACTTGATAAGCACGATAAAGAATTAAATAATGAAGTTACTCCGGTAGAAAACAAAAGTGTTCCGGTAGAAAACGAAGAGAACGATTATTTAGATGAACAAAAAGTTCTTTCATATATTGAAAAGCGATATAATAAACAGATTAACTCTTTTGATGAGTTGGTGTCTGAGAGAAAAGAAGCTGAGGAACTTCCTGAAGATGTTTCTGCTTTTTTAAAGTATAAAAAAGAAACAGGTAGAGGGATTAATGACTTCCTTAAGTTAAGTAAGGATTTCGATTCAATGGAGCCTGAGCAACTTGTAAAAGATTATTTATCATCAACTCAAGAAGGACTTGATGCTGATGACATTGATTCTTTAATGGATGATTATCGTTACGATGAAGACATTGACGATGAGTCAAAGATTAAGAAGACAAAAATCGAAAGAAAAAAGATTATTAACGAAGCAAAGAAATTCTTCAATAATCAGAAAGAGAAGTATAAAATGCCCCTTGAGTCAAGTCCGGCATCACTTTCTCAAGAAGAAAAAGAAGAATATGATTTGTATCGTGAATATACAAAGCAATCTAAGACTGTAGAAGAAGAGAATAGTCGCAAGCGTCAGTGGTTCACTCAAAAAACTGATGAAGTTTTTGATAACGAGTTCAAAGGTTTTGAATTTGATGTCAACAATAAAAAAATTGCATATACTCCGGGCGATGCGAAAGAGTTAAAAAAACTACAATCTAATCCTGAAAACTTTATTAAGAAGTTTTTAGATGAAAGTGGTTTGATTAAAGATGCGGCAGGCTATCACAGGTCATTAGCAATTGCGATGAATCCCGAAAAGTTCGCAAAGTTCTTTTATGAACAAGGACAGGCGGATGCAACAGAAGGTACTTTAAAGGGCATAAAGAATATCAATATGTCTGAACGTAGAGCACCTGAAGTTTCAAAAACCAATGATGGGATGCAGGTAAAGGCTATGAACCCTGACTCAGGAAGGAGTCTTAAAATTCGTAGCATAAAACGTATTTAAAACAATTTAAAACTAAAAAAAAATGGCAGGTTCATTATTAGCAACGCCCACCTTCGCTCTGCAACCGTCAGCAGAACAGGTAGCGTTACAAACAAACTACATTACTAACTTCAACTTCTTGAATCAGTATCTTCCTGATACTTATGAGAAAGAATTTGAGCGTTATGGTAATCGTACAATTGCATCTTTCTTACGTATGGTAGGAGCAGAGATGCCTTCTAACTCTGACCAAATTAAATGGGCAGAGCAAGGTCGTTTACACATCAAGTACACTCAGGTTACTTCAGCAGCAGCAGCAACAGCAGCAACTGCAACTTTTACAGTAGCTGATGCAGGTGTTACTTACATTGCAATCCGTGTAGGACAAACTGTAATGATTCAGACAAACGCTTCAGGTGTTTTCAACAAAGGAATCGTTACTGCTGTTCCTTCTGCAACTACTTTCACTGTAGCTTTCTATGAAAGTACAGGTCAAGCATTTGCTGCGGCTGTTCAGTGTACAGTATTTATCTATGGGTCTGAGTTTAAGAAAGGTACAGGCGGAATGGTTGGTTCTTTAGAATCTGAAGATGACATATACACTAATAACCCTATTATCATAAAAGATAAATATGCGGTTAATGGTTCAGATATGGCTCAAATCGGATGGGTTGAAGTAACTACTGAGAATGGTGCTACAGGATACCTTTGGTATTTGAAATCAGAGCACGAGACTCGTCTTCGTTTTGAAGATTATCTTGAGACTGCAATGATTGAAGCTGTTCCTGCTGTAGCAGGTTCAGGTGCTAATGCAGCAGGATTCATCGGTTCACAAGGTATCTTCTATGTTGTAAACGATAGAGGTAATGTATGGGGTGCAGGTACACCAACATCACTTACTGATTGGGATACAATCGTTTCTCGTTTGGACAAACAAGGTGCTATCGAAGAAAACGTAGTGTTTGTTAACCGTGGATTGTCTTTTGACATCGACAATATGTTAGCAACATTAAACGGTTACACTTCAGGTGGTATTGCTCAGTCAGCTTCATTTGGTTTATTTGACAATGACGTAAATATGGCGTTAAATTTAGGTTTCACAGGATTCCGTAGAGGTTATGATTTCTACAAATCTGATTGGAAATACTTAAATGACCCAACTATGCGTGGTGGTCTTAGCCAAACACTTGCTACTGCAACAGGTACAATCACAGGTCTTATGGTTCCTGCAGGTTCTACTTCAGTGTATGACCAAATTATGGGAAAGAACGCTAAGCGTCCATTCTTACACGTTCGTTATCGTGCTTCTGAAGCAGAAGACAGACGTTACAAGACTTGGATTACAGGTTCTGCCGGTGGGGCACAAACAAGCGACTTAGATGCAATGGAGGTTAACTTCCTTTCTGAGCGTTGTGTATGTACTTTAGGTGCAAACAACTTCGTATTATTCCGTTTTGGTTAATAGGTGGTAAATATAGGGGAGGGTGTCTTCAAAGACACTCTCCTTTTTTTAAATTAAATTAAATCTTAAATAAAATGGCAAAAAATAATAACACTCCTGTAGACAAGGTTTACCGATTAATGATTGGGACCCCATTATCATACACTTTAGCTTCAAGAAACCATCCTCGGTTTCCGCTTATGTGGTACGATGAAAAAAACAATGTAAATCGTGCTCTTAGATATGCAAAAAATCAGAAGTCTCCTTTTGAAGACGACCAAGATGGTAATGCAATTGTTGAGCCTGTAATTTTTGAAGATGGACTTCTTAGAGTCCCAAGACAGAACCCTGTTCTCCAATCCTTCTTACACTATCATCCTTTGAATGGAACTATTTTCACAGAGGTAGATAAAGAAAAAGATGCGGCTGCTGAAGTAGAGGATTTAAACATAGAAGTAGAAGCATTAGTAGAGGCTCGTCAGCTTAGTATTGAGCAAATTGAGATGCTAACTCGTGTTATGTTTGGGAAAGACCCATCAACAATTTCAACTTCGGAATTAAAAAGAGATATTTTGGTATTTGCTAAAACAGAGCCAAAAGAGTTTCTTAACATATTAAATGACCCTGAACTTAAATTTCAAGCTAAAATTAGTTTATTTTTTGAAAGTAAACTATTAGCTTTACGAAACAATGACAAAGAGGTTTGGTATAACACTGCAACAAACAAGAAAAAAATGTTATCTGTTCCGTTTGGAGAAAACCCTAATGATACAGTAGCATTCTTTCTGAAAAGTGACGAAGGTCTTGATGCATTGCAAATGTTAGAAACAACATTAAAATAGTCGATTCTCTGATTGTGTTCTGATTAATGATGAAATGAGGGTACAAAATTGTGCCCTCTTTTTTTTGTATATTTGTAAAAAAATATTGGATAAATGATAAATGAGGTAAGAAATACAGTTTTGTCCATTCTTAATAAAAATAATTATGGATATATTTCTCCATCTGATTTCAATTTGTATGCAAAAAACGCACAAATGGAGATGTACGAGGAATATTATAGTAATTTTAATAAAACAATGAATGCAGAAAATGGACGTGCATCAGGTTCTGATTATGCTGACATTAGCAAGCCATTGTCGGAGGTATTAGAGAGTTTTTTACTTAATGATTTCCTTGTACCAAAACTAACGGCTTCCGGAAATGTTTTAAATAATTATTTTGTTCCTTCAGTAACCACTGTAGGTAATACAGCATATATGATTAACAAAATAATTGTATATACTACAAAATTAATTAACGGAACAAATACTTCTCAAGGTAACTTTATGTTATTTGATTCTTCAGCAGATTTCCCTGCATCCGGTGTTCAAGTAGGAGATATAGTTGTAAATGCAACTACATTTCAAAGTACAACTGTTGAAAGTATGACTGCTAATATTTATGAGTTGTTTTTAAATGACAATATATTTCAAAACCCTTTATTTGGAGAAGAATATATAATATATTCAGCAGCAGATTATTCAGAAGCCGAAAAGGTTTCAAATAGTAAAATACTTTTACTTGAAAATTCTCTTCTTACAACACCATCTTTAATATATCCTGCTTATACAAACATAGCAGAGTATATGTCATTATATCCTACTACTATATTAGGATATGGGGCAGTTAGATGTGATTACTTTAGGTATCCTAAGACTCCAAAATGGACTTATATTTCATTGGCAGCAGGAGAGCCTGTATTTGACCAATCTCAAGTAGATTATCAAGACTTTGAATTACCGAATGAAGATGCTTATAAATTAGTTATGAAGATTTGTCAATATTGTGGTATTTCAATTCGTGAGATAGAAGTTACTCAATACGCAATGGGTCAAGAACAACGCGAGCAACCGTCATTCAGTATGCAACAATAAAATTAAAAGAATATGGCTTATATTTCACAATATCAGTATTACGAAAATAATGGAGTTAATCCAACAGATACGAATTGGGGGTCTTATCAATATGTTAGCTTACAAGATGTTGTAAACAACTTTTTATTGATGTATTCAGGCAACCATTCATTGGTAAATAATGAGGAGCGATACAAGATATTATTCCACGCAAAACGTGCTATTCAAGAGTTAAATTATGATGCTTTCAAAGAAATAAAAGTATTGCAGTTAACTGTTCCTGAGTCTTTAATTTACATTCTACCATCTGACTACGTTAATTGGGTTAGAATCTCGTTGTATAAAGACGGATGGTTAAGACCATTAACGGAAAATATTCAAACAATTTCTTCTAATGCTTATCTTCAAGATAATACCGGAATGATACTATTCGACCAAAATGGTGGGATACTTCAGCCTCAAAACTCTGAGATTGACTTAGATAGATTAATGGGATTAAAGAAAAGTATTTACTTAAATCAAGGAAATCAATTTGATGGGCAATATGGGTGGAATATTGATGGGATGTGGTATTTTCAAAATGAAATTGGTGCAGCTTTTGGGTTAAATACAGAAACTGCTAACTTTAATCCTACTTTTAATATAGACAAGAAAAGAGGAGTTATAAATTTTGATTCTTCAATGTCAAATGAGTCTTGCATTCTTGAGTATGTATCTGATGGTATGGAGAATGGAGATACATCAAGAGTTACTGTTAACAAACTATTTGAACAATATATATATGCAGCTATTAAATTTGAAATATTAAATTCTAAATTTGGAGTTCAAGAATATATAATTAATAGGGCACGTAAAGAAAGACAAGCGTTACTTCGTAATGCTAAAATCAGAATCAGTAACATACATCCCGGAAGACTTTTAATGAATCTTAGAGGGATGGACAAGATAATTAAATAATATGACAAAAGTCACAAGAAATTTCATAGCCGGAAGGATGAATAAGGTATTTGACCAACGGGTTTTACCTGATGGGGAATATATTGATGCTATGAACGTCAGAATGGGTTCTACAGAAAAGTCTGAAATTGGTGTGATAGAAAATACCAAGGGGAATCTTCCTCTTACGTCTCTTTTTGGTCCAAATGGTGTGCAGCTTAGCGTAAACGCAAGATGTATTGGGGCTATTGAAGACAGTGCTAATGAGACGGTGTATTGGTTTGTACACGATAGTACCTTTTCTGTTGGGGCTACAGGTATTTGTGATTTAATTGTTTCATTTAACGTATTAACAAACATACTAACTTATCACGTTATTAGTGTTAATGATGGGAGTGGTATTCAGTCTACTTTAAATTTCAATGAGAAGTATTTGATTACAGGAGTTAATATTATTGAAGACTTGTTATTTTTTACTGATGATTACAATCCTCCACGTTTCATAAATACAAACAGGAATTACCCTAATCCAATTGCATTAATAGATAGTATTGACGCAGAACAATTATTGGTAATTAAAAAGCCACCAATTGAATCTCCTACAGTAGTTCCTATTGTATCTAATGGTCAAGAGAATTATATGGATACAAGATTTATATCTTTTGCTTATAGATATAAATATATTGATGGAGAATATTCTGCTACGTCTCAGTGGTCTCAAGTTTCATTTGTGCCAAATCCTTTTGAATTTAGCGTAAATAGTATGCTTAATGAGGGAATGGTAAACCTTTGTAACACAGCTAATGTTACATATAATTCAGGAGGCAACCTTGTAATTGGTATTGACTTATTATTTAAGCAGTCTGCAAATAATATTATTAAAGTAATTGAGAAGTTAAACAAGCAGAACTTAGGTCTTGCTGATAATACAGATTACACCTATATTTTTAGTAACAGTAAAATATTTACAATCTTGAACTCATCAGAGTTGCTTAGATTGTATGATAATGTTCCAAGATTTGCACAGGCTCAAACAATTATGGGTAATAGGCTTATGTATGGAAATTATGTTGAAGGATATAATTTAATTGATAAGTTTGGTAGTCCATTAAAATTAGAATATACTACAAATGTAATTACAGAAGCAATAGGAACTTCTATTGTTCCTGATTCTACAATAACCGGAAATTATAATATTGATGGTCCTCAAATTATTCCTGATTCAATCCTAACAGTTGATTTAAGTGGGCTTGCGTTAGTTGAAGGAGCCGCTTTAAACATACAGATAATTTTTACCCACGAAGCATTTAGTGGAGATTTGCCATATCCTGCAGAAACAACAGATAATATCTCTATTGATTTTTCTTTTTACTTATCAACTAATTATACTTCTGTTTATCAAATGGCAGTAAGCCCTGAATTTCAGGCAGCAGTAGGAACTGCATTACCTTTTGGAAATATTAAGCCTGTTTATTCAGGGGTTCCGGGAGTTGAAACATCTTGTGATGGAACTACATTCACGGATGCTTTAAACTGTATTATACCAAACAACTTGGATGCTTTACAAAAATTTGCAAGTGGTGTAAGTATAACAGGGCAGCCAATTACAATAATTGCATCTCCGGCAAGTACAGAAATTGGATTTCAATTTATTGCAATGCAATTTGTAAATAATACTATTACTCCAACACAAAGTGTTTACGAATATTATTCTTTTGTATTTGCTGATGCTACATTTCAAGAAATAGCAAACCCTCAAAGTTTGCATAGTAATAGAGGTTATGAGATTGGTATTGTTTATATGGATGATTTTAATAGAGCATCAACAGCTTTAGTTAGTCCAAATAATACTCAATATGTTCCTTGCGGATATTCTGCAAATAAAAATAGTATTCAAGTACAAATACCAATAACACAGCGTGCCCCTTATTGGGCTACAAGGTATAAGTTTGTTATAAAACCTGATGCGGAAGGATATGAAGTAATTTATACAAATTTGTTTTTTACAGACCCTGATACTAATGAAGTATGGTTTTATCTTGAAGGAGAAAATACTAAAAAAGTAGAAGTAGGAGATAGATTAATTGTAAAATCAGACACTTCAGGTCCTGTTATGAATTGTGCTTATGCTACAGTATTATTAAAAGAATCCAAAGAATCGGCATTTATTACTCCTATAGAAAATGTATCAGTACCTGCAGGAGTTTATATAAAAATAAATCCAAATAGTTTTTCTGCTGTTATTGACCCTCTTGCAACTATTGCTGCAGGACAACAACAGGCTTGTGCCCCAAAAGGTGGTAATTATTTGCCTCTTGATGGACCACCATTGGAATATCCAATGAATATTGTAGACACTGTTAATCCGGGAATGTATATTGATTATAGCGTTCCTGCAGGGAGTAGAATAAATTTAAAAATAGATTGGGAACGTGGAGGTGTTGGTCAATCTTGTGAACACAGAGGATATTTATTAGAAAAACAATATGTTTCATCTGCTTCTTATGATAATATGGAAGATTGGTGGAATGGAGATAATATTGGTTTAACTGTTAATACAGGGACATCGAAAGACGGAAGTACAGAAGTAGTATATTTACCAACAAATGCTATACTTACAAGTTACGATTTTGAGACAATGTATCTTCAGTTTTATAGAAACTTGGTTAACAACCGGTTAATCCTTCAAGCAAGTACAGGTAAAAGCTGTACAGGGGCGGGGTATCCAAACTCAAGAAAATATTGTGTAACTGCTGATATAGAAGTTTTTCGTGCAATTGATACAATTATTTTTGAAACAGAGCCAACTGACGCATTACCTGACGTTTTTTTTGAGAACAACTTATCATTTGCTATTGATGTAGATGGTAACCATATGGGCAATGTCCAAAACCAAAATATAGCAACAAATACACCTGCAATTATAGACACAATGTTTTTTAATTGTTTTGCATTTGGAAATGGAGCGGAAAGTTATAAAGTAAGAGACTCTATTATTGGTAAATATTTTAATCTTGGGGAAAGGGTTACAACTGTATCTGCTCAAGACTATAAAGAGGCAGACAGATTTGCTGATATTACTTATAGTGGTGTTTACAATGCGGAGACAAACGTAAATAAACTTAATGAGTTTAACTTAGGGTTATTAAACTACAAAAACTTAGAGACTTCTTTTGGTCCAATCTTTATAATGGATGGAAGAGAGACAGACGTTCTTGTTTTGCAAGAAGATAAAATATCTTATGTACTTGCAGGGAAAAACTTATTGTCAGATTCTGCTGCAGGCGGTGTAATTACATCTGTACCTGAGGTATTAGGTACGCAGATTGCACGTGTAGAGAAATACGGTATTAGCTTTAATCCTGAGAGTTATGTTCAGTGGGGGTATAATAGGTATTTTACAGACGTAAAACGTGGGGCTGTGCTTAATATAAAAGGGGATTCAATGCAGCAAGACCAATTGATAATAATATCAGAAGCCAATATGAGGACTTGGTTTAGAGATGAATTTAATGTGTCATTTAATACTCAGAAACTTGGAGGATATGACCCATATATGAATGAGTATGTCCTTACTACTAACGATATACTAATCCCTGCTGATGAACAATGCCTTGAATGCGGAACATCTCAGACATTAAATTTAACCAACAGTGCTCCTTATAATGAAACGTCATTTAATTATTGCGTTGATTTAGGACCATTTGTGGGAGATTCTACAATAACTTGGAATGTAATATCAAACTCAGGAGACCCTTTTAATATTATTGTTACATACGATGGTAATACTTATGATACAGGATTTATAACTACTTCAGGGCAATTTGATTTTCCTAAGGACAATATATCAATTGAGACTGCTGAAATTGAAATATTATATACCTCAGCTTCTTTGGTAATTGACGTATTAATTGATTGTCCTGAAAAAGAAGAAATGACAATTGTTGAGGTTGTATTAACAAATAACGAAGAAGCAGGAGATAGCAATCACGTTCAATATAGATATACAAACGGCTCCTTTATTGGACCGTTATTATCAGCAGGCGTTACTTTTACAAGTAGTACAACACCTCCTGTTGTTTCAAGATATAATTTAACCACAGGATTTGCAGGTGGTGGAGGATTCCCTCCTCAGTTTAGCACAATGAGAATGCAATCAAATTCTATAGTGCCTGATAACTTTGTGTTTAATCCTCTAAATGACAAATTTAGATGGTTAAGAAGCACTACGCTATATCCTAATACTACAGTTGGCATTAATGCATTAATTGCAGCATCTAATATTGCTACTCCTAATGTAGGGAGCGGTACTTTATATTCATCAACATTTGTTGTTCCATCAAAAACCTTAGGTAACTATTTGTATTTGATTTGGGATTATAGAGATGCGTTACCATTACAATTATGCTATGCTACACCTGAGGAAGAAAATGGAAGAGCAGAGATTTGTTGTGATTGTGAGGCTTGTACAACAAGTTGCATAACAGTTTCAATATATAATCCTATTTATGGAGGACTAACGGCTGAGGTATTATTCCCAAGTGGAGATAGTTGCAGTTCAGGAACTCCGGGACCATTATCTGTAGAAGTTCCTCCTTTACAAACAATTGAGGTTTGTGTTAATAATGATTTTGAAGGTGCAAATATGTGGTCAGTAATTGCAGGGACAGCAGTAGTTACAATTACAAATTGCAATTGTACGGTAATTCCTTGCGAGGAGACTTGTTCTCAATGGTATTACGTGAATGATTCTTTAGAAGATTTCGTTGAAGTTGCAACTATAAGTTGTAACTGTGAAAGCCCTGAGAATTATATTATTCCTCCTAATAGTGTTGGATATATAAACGCTTGTATTAATAATACTCCTATAGTTTTAGACCCAACAGGATTAATATTAACTAAATACTGTGGTATTTGTCCTTTAGATGAAATATTCTGTTTAAATTGGGAGATTTATGATATAACAGGACCAACAGAGGTAACTTATGAAGAGTGTAATGGTCCGAATAATATATTAGAACTTGGCGGAGAGGAAGTACCTTTTACTATTTGTGTTCAGTATCCATTTATCCCTAATATTTCTAACCTTGCAAATGCTAAGAAAAGAATAGTTCCTGATGGATGTAATTGTTACCCTACATAATAAATGATTAATAAAAGAAAAATAAGATGCCAATACCACAAACATATTACTTAGACTCAGCTACTCTTGGCGGAGCAACAAGTATTTATATGGATGACCAACTTACAATTTGTGCTCCTAATGGATATTATTCTGATGGAATTATAACAAGAGAACAAGTGTCTTGTGTACTTTTGCCTGCACAAGCGTGTGAGAGTTGCTCATTACCGTGCGACACTCCTACCATAGAGGCTTCAGGAGGAACAGGCGTGTATGCAATTAATTTTAACGCAGGAACAAGTATAGGTGCTATATTAGTTAGATTTAATCCCCTTAATATTCCTGACGGTATTAGAGCAGTATTTAATTCAATTGTTTACAACAAACTATCATCTCCTGTAGATGGGTATCATCAAAGCACAAATCCATCTAACTATACATTTGTAGGAAATGTCGGTTCAGATTGTGGGCTTTCAGGGTCTACATACCCTGCATTAGTTAACTATGTTTATGATGGTACTGCTTTTGTAAACCAAGGGACAACTTCTTCAGTAAGTGTTGCAGCCGGAGATGTTTCTTTAACAGCAGGAAGCCCCGGTCAATGTTTAATGGTAATACCAAAAAATACATCAACAGCTTCTATATTAAATGTACTTATAGTTGGAGCGTGTTCAGGTACAATATTTGAACTTAATGTATCTTGCCCTGAATTGCTTCCGGAATTTCCATCAACTTCAGTAAACGTTTCATCTGAGGCAGCTTGTGAAAACGAGGTAGAATTTACTTATTATTTTGCATCATTAACAGGCGTTGCTATAATAAATGTTTTTGATTACGTATTTTCAGATGCAAATGGTCAATACGCTTTAGCTGATGGATTTTATCGTACAAATATTTCAGGACCAAGTCAATGGATACAAGTAGATAATGGTATTGTCATTGCAATAGGTAATTGTTAATGTTTTAAAAAATAATAATAATGGCAAATTATACACTAACATATAGCGAAGGAGTAAATGGATGGGTATCGTTTTATTCTTATTATCCTGATTGGATGGTAGGGATGAACAATTTCTTCTATACCTTTCGTGGAGGTAATCTATACCGACACAATGTAAATCAAAATCGAAATACATTTTATGCAGATTGGTGGGTACGAATTGGTAGTCCATCATCAGCATTTGTCTCTACTCAATTACAGAGTGTATTAAATCAAGCTGTACTTGAAAACAAATTGTTTAAGACAATTAACTTAAAAGGAGATGCTCCGTGGGAAGTACAATTAGAAACAGACCTTCAATATTCAGGATTCATACAAACCAATTGGTTTGAGAAAAAAGAAGCATCATATTTTGCATTTATAAGAAACAATTCAAATGGACAGCTTTCTCTTCGTAGTGTAAATGGTATAGGAAATAGTGTTACTGTTACTACAAGTGGAACTGTAATAAATTTTAGTATTAATCCATTAATTGAAATTGGCAATATAATAAGTATTGGGGATTATTTATACTTTGGCACTGCACCACTTCTTGCAGGAGAAGTAATTGCTATAAATGTAAACCTTCCGGCAGGTATAAATCAAATTGTAATAAACAATTCAATACCGGGAGTCACACCAATTCCCGGCAATATAAATTATTTTTTATACATTAAAAACTCTGTAGCTGAGTCTCACGGTGTCTTAGGACACTATTGTACATTCACAATGCAGAATGGATATTCAAGTAAAATCGAATTGTTTACGGTAGAGTCAGAAGCTATGAAAAGTTTTCCTTAAATTTAATATCTTTGTAAACAATATGGGAATGTTAAATATACGGAAGTTGAACAGTACAGACTATGAGAACATACTTGTAGGATGGTGGAAAGATTGGGGATGGGCTCCCCCACAAAAAGACTTTCTTCCTGAAGATGGCGAAGGTGGTATAATTATTTTAGATGGGGAGATTCCTATTTGTGCAGGGTTTATGTACATAACAAATTCTAAAGTTGCGTGGGTAGATTGGATTATTTCAAGTAAAACCTACAACGAAAAACCTTTTAGAAAAGAAGCTATAAAATTGTTAATTTCGTCTCTTACAAAGTTTTGTAAAGACACAGGGAATAAGTACACATATGCTCTAATAAAAAATCAAAGTCTCATAAAAGTATATGAGGAACTTGGTTATATTAAAGGAGATAATTATACAACAGAAATGATAAAACTTTTATAAAATGGCAATAGCAACAGCAACAGCATTAGCAATAGGGGGTTTGGCAATATCAGCAGGGTCAACCGCCAAGTCTTTTATAGACGCAGGCAAGCAAAAGAAACTACAGAAAGAAGCGGAGCAAGATGCAAAAAATGCAATGGATGCTGCACGTAAAAAACTTGAGGTAAATTTCTTTGACCAAATGGCTGTCAAGAAAGAGCCTTATGAGTTAGAAAGAGAAGCTATGCTTGCTCAAGGAGCACAGGCTATAGAAGCGGGTCAAGAGCAAGAGAGAGGTGCAGCAGCTACAGCAGGTAGAGTTCAAATGGCAATGAATGAAGGGCAAGCAGGAATACGTACAGCGATGGGTAAAGAAATGACTGACATTGAAAAAATGCAGTTAGCTGAAGAAAGCCGTCTTCGTGATGTTGGTATTCAGTTAGACTTAGGAGAAACAGAAGGTGCTCAGTTAGCTGCACGAGACGCACAGCAAGCCGCAGCAGCAGCTACAGCACAAGGATTTGAAGGACTTGCTAAGACTGCTCAACAAGGGCTTGATATGGTACCTTTATTAACTAAAACTCCGGAAGCACGTCAGTTAGCTAACCTTCAACAATCAGCTATGGGGACAGGGAAGGGGCAACTTGGATTAAGCCAAATGGATATGCAAAAAAAGATTGCTGCTATGGGGACAATAAATAATGTAGATTTTAGTAAAGTTTCAAGTATGAAACCAATGGAATACAATACTTTTATGTTAGGTCTTGACAAAGGAACGCTTCAACAAGTTAATTCACGATTCCGCACTAACCCATCATTACAGTCTCAAGATAATCTTCCAAACCCCCAAATAAACTTCGTAGATTATGTGCAATAATAAAATTAAAAATTTAGGTAATTAATAAAATAACTATAAATGGCAGGTACATATTATAAATACGCAGAACGAGAAGCAGACAGTTATATCAATTGGGCGGAGATAGGTAAGAATATGAGCGATATGCTTGCGAACGAAAATAAAGTTCGTGAAGAGAAGAAAGCTGCTATTGACCAAGCGTCTCGTGAGTTTGGAGAAATACTTGCAAATGCACCTCAGGGAGAGAGTAAGTTAATGAATGAATGGGCATTAAAGTTTGGAGGAGATGCACAGTCAGCAAGACTAATGCAAGATAAATTATTAAAGTCAGGACTACTTAAATTAAATGATTATCTTGTTATGCGACAGAACGTGACGGATGGTACTACAAATGCTTTTAAATTATCTACAGAATATCAAGAGGAATTTAAGACCAAGTGGGATAGGATGAAAGAAGACAAATCACAGGACTTAGAACAATTCTTAATGGCTGAAGCTGAAGGATTTGGTAACTTTACTCAGACTCAATTATATATTAATCCAACTGATGGTAAAGTGAGTGTAGCGTATAAAGAGAAGGGGGAGGATGGTGTTTATAGAATGAGTGCTGACCCAAGTAAGTTTACAGATATAAACTCTTTAAGAAACCGTATTAAAGGTCAGTTTGACAAGTATGATGTAAATACTAATATGGAGACTTTTGTAGCAGGGTTAGGTGCAGAGGTAAGTGCCTATCAAGTAGCGAGAGCGACATTAGGGTCAACAGGATTAATTAGCGAGACTCTTGATATTATGCAAAGGGATACATTCCCTCAAAGGGATGCATTATCTATAGACCCTGTAAAAGTAAAAGAATTATATAATAAAGCCGTTGCGGGTGGGTATACGAAGACTCAACAACAATGGTTACAAGACCAAAAGAGTTTAAAAGGAATTACAACTACTTTCTTTGAGGCTGAAACAAAAGCATTACAAAGTCAATTAGCAAACCCTTACAATGCTGCTTCTATATTGACAAATGCTCTTGATATTTGTCCATCAAATAAGAAGCTATACACATACACTTGGGACCCAAAAGATGCTGAGGAAAATCCTGAGAAGATTTTGCTTACAAATAAATCTGATGGTAGCCCTCTTCCAAAATTTAGCGAACAACAAGAAGCAGATGCATTACAGTATTTGCGTACTGATGCTCGTTTGAGATATGATAAAAAAGAAGAACTTAAAGTTACAGGTCAATTAGAGAGGAGAGACCCACCACCAAAACCACAACCACAACAATGGGTGGACGAGGCTTATAGGAAGAGTAAAGAAGCAGAAACAGCAGCAGGTGCTTGGAACCAATTGTTTACAGGCACAACTGCGGCAGATAAAACTGCAGCAGCAAACATCTTATTAGGTACTCCTAAAGCTATTGACCAACAATTAGTAGGAATAACATTCCCGGGCTCCGGTAAAGTTGCATTACAATACGCTAATTCTGCTAACAATAGGACCATATCTATGATTGATAAAAGTGGTAATCCTATGTCATTAGCCAATTGGGCAGCTATAGGAGTTGAACTACACGGAGTTACTGACCGTAATAAAGCAATGCGTGCCGGTGGTGGCGGTTCAGGATATGGGAATATTACAGAGGAAGATTGGAAAACTGTTAGTGCTCAAAGAGAAGGAGCCACAAGTGGAGGGGAGGAAAAGACTGCTCCTGTAGTAAATATACTTCCTGAATTATTTACTATCAAATCAGTTAAATCATCTAAGTCATTACAAAGAATATTAGGTTCTACATTTACAGTAACTGATATTGGAGGATATACGGGAAATGATGTTAAAGTTACTGCTCCAAATGGTCAGCAATTTACTTATAATGCAAACTTAAATAAATCAGAAGCTGCAGTAGCAAAACAAGACCTTGAACAGTTTATAAAAGATAATAGTGGTAAGGTTAAGGGCAGTACTATAAAAGGAGGAACGGTAAGAGAATAAACGAAAGATAAAAAAATAATTATGCCGGATTTAAAACAAGCATTAAGAGACTTTATAGCCACATCTAATAGTGGTAAATATGCTGATGAAGCTACATTGCTTTCAAAATTTCCTGAATTAAGTGGATATAATATTCAATCATTAAGAGATTTTGTTGCAACATCTAATAGTGGTAAATACGCTAATGAAGATGAGTTGTTTTCAAAGTTCCCTGAATTTGGGATTAGTAAGCAACAAGATGTTTCTAAAGAAAAATTTGGTACGGCATTGCCTTCGGGAGATGTGGCTTTGGCTTCTAAAAAACTTAATAAAGTTGAGAAGGCAGTTGAAGTCCCTGATGATTACAAGCGTATTAACTCTTTATCTAATAAATATACACCGGTAGTATCTCTTGATAAAGAGGGTAAAACAGTGTACACTAAAAACCCGGAAGGGTTAGTTGAAATAGACCTATTCCCCGAATTTACAGCAAATAAAAAGAAAGACCCAATAGTAATGAGGGAAGCTGCGTCAAGGCTTAGGGTAAATATTGAAGAAAAGATTAATGATATTAATACAGGTAAAAAGAAGGTCCATTACCTAAGTGATACAAAAGATAAATTAGAAAACGACTTAAATGAAGTTAAGGCGTTACAAATAAAAGCTAATAAAGAGGTGTGGGCATTAGATGATGCAGAGTACGAAGAAATGGTTGCAACGGAAAGGGTAGACCAAAGTGGTAGTATAGCCAAAAAAGCGTTTAATCGTGTTATGGCAGCTATATCTCCTTATAAATCTATTCAATTAATGTCTAATGAAACAAGTTATAACAAAAAAAAATTGACCCCTGAATTTTCACTTGGGATGAAGGTTCTATCAGGCATTGAGCCCGTTGAATACGAAAGAGTTTTATCTGCATTAAAAAATGATGAGCCTATAAGTTCAACTGATATTGCAAATATTACAGCATATGGGTATGATATTAAAGATGAAAGACTAAAAAAAGAACAAAAGAAAATTGAGGATAAGTATTCAAGTCAGTTAGGCTTACTAAAGAATGACATACAAAAATACGAATTAGCTATTAATAATAAAAAGACATTATCAGAAAGTGATATAGCAGATTACAATTCAAAAATAAATAATTACAATGCTATAATTACAGAAATAAAACCATTACAAGAAAAGGCGGAGACTTTGAGAAAGGCAAAGGAGGATAACCTGTTAAATAGCCCCGAGGTGTTAAGGGCTTTTATTTCAGAAGACGTAGCTGAAAGGCTAAATAATCTAAAAAAAGGTATTAATCCTGACTTTAAATCTGAATTTTTGTTTGGGCATACGTGGAATTATACTGACGATGAAATAAAATTTGCAGCAGAAGAGGGTCTTAAGGAGTTTGGAATAGACCCGACAGATAAAAGAGTTGTAGCTGCTATAAAGTACCTACAAGATAATGAGGGTGTTTGGCTTTTTCAAAACTCAATTGCTAAAAGTGGCGGGATAAGAGAGTTAGGTAAGGGAGTCTCAGGTGTTGTATCAGGAATGTCAAATTTTGTTGAGAACTTACCAAAAAGTGAATACGAGATTTATGCGGAAGCAAAATCAGCAGGCAGCGTAAATGTTGCAGAAAAAAGATTAAAAGGACAAGATGAGGGTGTTATAGGCGTTGCAAATGATGTACTAAAGGGCGTAGGACAATTTGGTGCTCAGGCAGGGATTATGTATTTAACAGGAGGGGTAATAGGAGCAGGAGGTAAGGCTATATTAGGCAGGGCAGGAACAACAGCATTAGCGGGAGATATAGCTATAGCTGATATGAGTGTAGGTAACTTAATTGGTAGTACAATACTAAAAGCTAAGAACCCATTATCTGTTGTAACTACTACATACGCTATGGAGTACGATAGTAATCTTAAGCAAGCCCTTTCATACACAAGCGACAATAGTCTTGCAAGAAACGCAGCAGCTTTAAATACGGCTATATCATCAGCGACAGAATTGATTTTAAGTCCGCTTGATATTGCAAAGGGTATAGTTAAAAAATTCTCAAAGGGAGAGACAAAAGATTTATTAAATATACTTTCAGATAAGAGTTTAAAAAATGACCCAAGTAAACTAAAAAGTTATATTACTAAAGCAATAAAGGGAGTTGGTGGTGCAGGAAAAGTTGTAGTCGCTGAGATATTAGAGGAAGAGGTAGTAGCAGTTGCTGACTATTTAACTAATCAATATCTTAACCCTGAGTCTGAATCATTTCAAAATAGGAAACTATCATCAGAGATGGCTGAGGTTGCGTATCAGACAGGGGTGTCTATGGCTCTTCCGGCTATACTTAATGGTGTAGGTTCTGCAAATGCAAATACATTCTCAAAGTCATCAATTTTAGTTGCATCTCAAAATAGACTAAAGATGATTGAGGGCTTAGGTGTAAGTTTAGCAAATAAAAATATAAGTAAAGAGGAGTACGCAGAGAGGGTACAATTGGTTAATATATCAGCTAAGGCAAATGATGAGATGCCAAATAAAGCTGATGGTATTAAATTAAACGCTGATGAAAAAGCTAACTATATATGGAGTAGGGTAACTGAGTCATTTATGAATGACAAGATGAAGGCTACTGACGATGAAGCACAGAAGATGATTTTAAAAAAGAAGATAGCTGAGCAACAAAACTACAGGGCAAAGATATTAGAAGGAGAAGAGATTTTAGTAAAACCCTCTTATAAGGTTGATGATAATGAGGTAAGTAAAGATGAGTTTATTAGTTTAATGGATAGCGAGGGGAGTGACAGGTTTAGGTTTGAGGTAACAGGAGACTCTGAGATGAAAGATAAATTACGCAGCGAAGCGGGCTTACAGCAAGAGGAGGCTCCTGAGGTTACTTCAAAAAGAACAGATAGAATTGCTGAAATAGAGTTTGCATTATCTCCTGAAAGTACTATTGTTATTGAGGATGCTGAGAAAACAAAATTACAAACAGAATTAGAAACTTTAAAAACTGAACAAGATGCCATTCAAAAGCAAACAACAGGTCAAGTACCTGTACTCACAGAAACCGGAGTTAGCCAAGAAGTTCCGCAAGGACTCTCCCAAACAGGACTTGAAGTCGTTACCACAGGGACCCAAGAAGTCGCTCCTGAAGGCAAAGTAGAAAGTAAGGAAAGTTCTCAAACAGAAAAAGAAAGGTATAGGGAGCAAAAAATGAAAGAAGAAGGGCTAATGACTCTTATGCTGCCTTTCTCATTAGAAGAAACAGTAAGCCAAGAGAGAAAGCAAAGAGAAAAAGAAGTTGAAGAAAATAATAATAAAGTAAAAGCAAGAATTAGAGAAATTGATGCTGAATTTGATGCTAAATCAGAATCCCTACTATCTAAAGAACAACCCTCACAAAAAGGAAGTGTAGAGGTAGTAGGTAGTGTTGAAGAACCATCTATTGTAGTTCACGGAACTATAAACGGATACGGGTTGCAATATTCAGAAGGTAAGGATGCGAAGGATATTGTTGAGCCATTAGACCCAAGAGCAGGTACTATGGAACAGCGAATTGAATTAAATAAAGGAAACGCTATAGTTATAAAAGATGAAGTTAATAGCAATGGGGGCAAGGATGTTTCAGTAAATACACCTATGACTGATTCGTTTGGTAGAGAAGGTGGAGCAGTTTATGAATTATCTATACCAAAAGACAATAAGGCTACGGCAGAAGGCATTAAAAAAATAGTTCAAGAAAACCATAAAAAAAGTAGTAAGAGTGGCAAAGAACTTATAAACGAAACAGTTGGATTAGTTAAAGATTATATCAATTCTAATAAAGCAGTAGAACAATCCCTACCCACCCAAGAAGTAAAGGATAAGGTAGTAGGTAGTGGTGTAGGGGGAGATGAACCCTTGAAATCGTGGAAGGGGAATAAAATAGGGGCAGTCGTGAAGCAAGAAGATATACCTAACGATTTTGGTGATACTGCTCCAAAGGGGGAATATAAATTGGATGTTATTTCTGTATCTGCTACTGATGTTACTATAAAAGGGATTGCCACCCGTAAGCATTGGGATAAAGATAATTATGACGGGTATCAGACAGAGCAACTTGATGATATTAAGAAGGGCTTTGATACTGAAAGTAGAACA